ATGACTACTAACGCAATCGTCCGCAAAAACGAACTGGTTCAACTGTTAAACGTTGCTGAGTTCGCTCTGAAAGAAGTTTCCGCAGGTAAAGCGATGAAAGGCTTCAAAGAAGTTCTGGGTATCGTGTGTCGTCTGCGTAAAGACTTCATCACCGCTGTATCCCAAATCATCGAGAAAGTGAAAGCTGATATCGCTGATGTTAACCAGGATATCAACGCGGTAGACGGCGAAGTAGTCACCACCAAAGAAGTAACCCGCACCCCTGTCTCTGTTCTGGTTCACTGGTCTGAATCAAGCGTGTTTCGCGGTGAAGAACAAACTTATTCGTTCACCGAATTTGAGCGAATGGCACGACAGGCCGCAGCGATTAACGGCAACGTCAAAGACAACGGTTATTCAAAAACAAAAGTTACGGTTGCTCTGGTTCGTTCAGATACCGGATGTACCGAAACATATGGTTGTCGCCTTGATTTAGCGCTGGGTGATGTTGTCGGGTTCCGTGACCACGCTGAACAGATGGTCCGTTATCACGACACCGCCGAGGGGTTCGCATATCACAAAGCGATCGGTTTAGTGGAACACGTCGAATTCCTCAAAACAATCTGCTGGAGTGATGCGTGATGCAAGCGAAACGTAACGGCGGGGGTATGCCCCGCTATCACTGGATAGTTTTTATCCTGCTGATTCTGGTGTGTTGTATCGAGATTGTTTAACTGTTGTTAATCGAAATAGTTCAAATTTTAATTATTCAATAACCGAAAAAGATTTGTGATCTGAAACAACGTTTTGGTTTTGGTTTTGGTTTTGGTTTTGGTTTTGGTTTTGGTTTTGGTTTTGGTTAAGCGTAGAATGCGCCGCCTGGTTCGACCTGTTACAAAAAATTTCAACTTATAAACATTATTATTAACATAGGAAATGAAAATGAAAGTATTAAAAACTGTAGTTGCTCTGGGTATTGTTTCTGTTTTGGCTGGTTGTTCAGCAAATCCAGAAGTTCAGCAAGCACGGGAATTTATTGCCGCAAACTCTCCGGTTAAAGGAGCGAATAAAGCGGAATGTGATCTGATGTGGCAACAGGCGCAATACTTCATCATGAAGAATTCAACGCGTAAATTGCAAATGGCAACGGATATTGTGATTGAAACTCATAACACAACCGATGTTGGTCAACGCTCTGGTAGTGCGATGCGTTTAAACAAATCCGATGGTTCGTGTGAAATTGAAGGTTCAATGAACATGTATATGGTCGGAATGGATTCAGTTATGACCGCAAACATGATTCGCGCTATCAAATCAGCGCAAACGAAATAAGCAGTACAAATAATAATAACCCAGTAAACAAACCGACAACGAACCTTATTATGCCCCTAATGGGTAGGGGCTATTATCACCTAAACCGAAGGATTTATTTAAATGAAAGCTGTAAACACCGTTAAAACTCTGGTTGCACTGGCTGTAGCTTCTTCTTTCTCTGCTAACGCTTCTGTTAAAGATGTTGGCGATTATCTTACCCAGCAGGGTAAAGATGATTATGAATACGCTACAACTGGTTCTTCTAATCCTGATATGAGTTTCATTATCAAAGGGGAAACGGCGGTGATTGGTCAAACTGATGGTTCTTATCCGTCTGATTTTGACCCGGGTAAACTGGTTACTGATATTCAGAATCAGAACCAGAATCAGGAAACAGTTAATCACGAACTTTCAACCGAAATTACAGGTATCAAAACTGATATCGATTCCATTAATAGCCATGTTTCGAGCAAAGCGGAACAAACCGATCTCGATGCGCTGGGAAGCCGTGCTGATACTGTTGAATCTGGATTAGCTAACAAAGCAGATAAAACGGAGCTGGATGCATTAGGGGGTCGTGTAGGTAGCATTAACGACCGTGTTGACGATATCGAAACAAGCGTTTCGGGCAAAGCGGATCAAACCGCGCTTGATGCGGTGAAAGCAACTGCTGAACAGGCCGCGAAAGATGTACAGCAGGTACAAGGCGAAGTAACAGGCGCTGTTACCGTAGCAACCGCAGCGAAAGAAATCGCTGATCAGAACAAAACCGATATCGCAAATATCAACAACCGCCTGGACAACATCGCCCCTGTTGATGTTTCAGGTAAAGCGGATAAAACGGATCTCGATGCATTAGGGGATCGTGTTGGCAATGTTAGCGACCGCGTTGATGATATCGAAACAGGGCTTTCTGATATTAACAACCGTCTGGATAACATCGCTTCTGTTGATGTTTCGAACAAAGCGGATAAAGCGGATCTCGATGTTGTAAGCAACAAAGCGGATCAGGCTTTAGCGGGTATCACCACCGCGAACGATACCGCGAACAAAGCACAGGAGATCGCTGAAACCGCAAGTATCGCAGCGGGTAAAGTGAAAGATGACGTTGACGGGTTGAAGAACCAGATCCTGGATAAAGCTGATAAAGCGAGTGTAGAAGCGATTGCAGCAACGGTAAGCGATAAAGCGGATAAAGCCAGCGTTGACGCAGCACACGCAAAAGCTGACCAGATTAACCAGATTTTGCACGGTTCCCCAACTACGCTCGATGCGGATTCAACGGGTGATATCGGTTTGATTGCGAAAGTTGATCAGAACACAACAGATATCAAAACTGTTTCTAACCAGGCAGCAGAAGCAGTTTCAAAAGTTGATGTTGCTTCGAGCAAAGCGGACAACGCGGTCACCGTTGCGAACAACGCACAGCAAACCGCAGACGGTTTGAAAACCGAAGTTAACACGGCAACAGCGAAAGCTGATAACGCGATGACCACGGCTAATACAGCGAACCAGAACGCGTCTATTGCGTACAACACAGCGAACACCGCCTACAACATGGCGGAGACAACCCAGAAACAGTTTCAGAAATTCGACGGACGGATCACCAACGTTGAAAACCAGGTTCAGGGCTTGAACAAATCATTCTCTAACCTGAAAAACCAGGTGGATAAGAACCGCAAAGAAGCGAACGCGGGTATTGCTGGTGCAAACGCAATTGCATCAATCCCAACTATCGCGGGTTCTCGTTTCTCTCTGGGGCTGGTGTTGGTGGGTTCCAGGGTTCACAGGCTGTAGCAGTTGGCGCAACTTATAACTTTAACGAACGTGTAGCCCTGAAAGCTGGTGTATCCACTTCTAGCGCTTCCGAAGTTGGTTATGGTGTTGGTATCTCCGTTGGGTTTAATTAATCCCTGATCGATTCTAGCCCCCTTCTCTGGGGGCTTTTTAAAAGGATATTAAAATGAACTTTGTTAAACCGGAATATCTGATTCGTATCTTCGCCATCTTAACCGATATGAATCATAAAGTTGAATTCATGGTTAATGATGAAAATGCAGTTGTAATGATGGTTTCAGAAAACGATAAACAGGAAATTTTATCTTCAGCTTTATTTTCGATTCATAACAGTAAGGAAGAAGCGAACGATGCGAAAAAAACATATGAGGCGGCGTTTGTGATTTATCGTAATGCGATGGAACAATACAAAGAATTAGCAAAAGAAAACCAATCAGAATCTAAATAGAACATGTTTATCAGAAGGGGTTAGCAATAGCCCCTTTTTAGATAAATCAGTTCAGAGGATGAAAAAATGATTATCAAATGTGCATCATCAATGTGTAATTTTGAAGTAGTGCAGCATAACGCGCGGTTTCTTCTTCGAGAAATGGAAAAGCGACAAACCAACAAATCGCCAATGTTCGCCCATTTAAAAATCATCGTTAAGTTAGAACGATGCAGAAAGTATCACAGAATTATCAGATTTATTCGCAATATGAAAACTGGTATCACAACCGAAGGAACCCAGTTAGGTTATATTGACAACGAAAACAATTATTACGATATCGGTCTTACGTTGAAAGGTAAAACAACTGATACATTTTTCAACATGACGCAAGACGGTTATTTGTAGGGGGAAGAATGAAACCACGTTTATTTTCATATGTCCGTTTTTCATCGGGCAAACAATCAACGGGTCAATCGGTAGAACGCCAGCTTGAAACAGCACAACGGATCGCAAATCAGTACGATCTTGAACTGGATACACTTTCGTTTAAAGATTTAGGGGTTTCAGCGTTCAAAAGCAAAAACGCCGCTCAAGGTAATTTACGCGAATTCATCGACCAAATCGGGAAACGGGTTCCGGTTGGTTCGTGGTTGGTTGTGGAGAACCTTGATCGCCTTTCGCGTGATGATGTGCTATCAGCGTTGGATATTCTTAAAGAAATATTGCGTCGTGGGATCACCGTTGTAACTGGGATGGATTCGAAAGTTTATACACACGAATCATTATCAACATCAATGATGGATCTGATCCTTTCGATAATGTTGTTTTCCCGTGCTCACGAAGAATCATTAACCAAAAAGAACCGTGTAGAATCACAAGCGCGTTCGTTGATATACAAGAACCTTAATCGTGAGCCAGGAACGCCAGCGTTCGCTATTGAATCTATTGGGGGTAATGTATGGTGGAGTTCTCAACAGAACGGGTTAATTGTTCCGCATCCCGATTATTATTCTGTTGCTCAAAAGATGATCGAAATGAAATGGGATGGTTGTTCCCCTGGCGAGATTCAAAAATATCTCAACGAGCATTACACACCACCCACTAAGGATAAAAAAGGAACGAAAACTAAATGGGGAATGAATCTTGTTAGAGGATTTTTGAACCCAACTACACACGGACGGAAAGAATTTATTCTTGATAAGCGTGATCAGAATGGGCAATTAGTCAAGAAAAAATGTATTGATTCGGAAGGAAAGGAATATTTCGAAAACCAAAAAGAAACATTCATTATTGAAGATTATTATCCAGCATTACTAACCGAGACTGATTATCTCACATTGGCTAATCTGGACAAAGCGCGATCGGCAACACGCAATTCATCAAATAATGATTCATTAAACGAAATCGGTCTGTTATCTGGAATCGGTGTTTTGCGTTGTGGTAAGTGTGGTTTACCGATGACCAAAAATAGTGCAGCTAAAGCAAGATTTAGATATGTATGCACCTCAAAGAATACAAACGGGAAATCATGCGGAAATGCAGGCTTTACCGGACAACCGTTAGAACATGTTATTCTTCAATTAATAGCTGATCATATCTGGACAACAGCGAAAGAAGATAAAACAGAATGGTTCGTTTCCGAGATAGCCAAGTTAGACCAACAAATTAAAAAGTTGGTAAGACTTGCATCATTAACCGATGATTCTGATATTGATGAACTCGCAACCGAAATCAACAGTTATCGAAAACAAAAGCGTGAACTCGAATTCAAGTTCAACGAATACAAAGTTGAACGTTCAGAACAGGTTAGTACAGGTTGGGACGAATTCAGAAAATTTGATACCGAAGATGTTACGAACCCAGAACGCAAACGGATTAGATTACGTATTAAACAAGCAATCAGAAGCATCAATTGCACTACGTTCAACAAGCGGTTCGGATTGTTCATGATAAAATACATAGACAATTCTGAACAGCGGGTAGTATTGAAGTACAACCGGAGAAGTTCGCCGGGCGAAGCGTTCGTTGATATCCACACGGTCAATAACAAAGTTCTGGTAGAGCTTGCAGGGATCACGCTTCATACTCATATCGAAAAATTGATCGAGCCTGAACAATATGAACAGGCCCGTAAGAAATGGACACAAGATAACCAAGTTGACGATACACCAAAAACGATAATCGATGAACTAACCCAGTAAGCAAAATTTAAGCCCCTGCCAATGCGACAGGGGCTATTTATTTGGTAGGTGACACATCGCGTGTCAGTTCAGGAGGACACCGCACAGAGCGATTTAGAAGGGTTTAAACGTACTGGAACAAGAACGCTTTCATTCTGTACCCTTTGTAATTATAAGGGAACGAACCAATACAGATCGAACGTGTTTCAAAAATGAACGGTGATTCAATATCAACTTCGGTTCCTGGCTTGAATCGAATCGTTGGTTTTTGTTCCTGGGTAGATGCAATAAAACAACGATTATCGTTAACCAGCATTTGAACAAGTTTCTTTTGCTTTACATGTTTCTTTTCGAAATCATACGTAACAGATTCAGCAAGTTTACCGTTCAGTTTAATATCTTTTAAATTGTCATATGGATGACACGGAAAGTCTTCTACTCTCATTTCTTCGCGGCCTTTTGAATATTGGTAATCAGTTCGGTTTCGATCTGTTCCCAATCGAAAACTTGCTTGCGTTTTGTCGGATTATGCTTAATCGCGATTAAACGTTTAGCCCGGTCTTTTTGGTTTTTATCGATAAGGATTTCATTGAACCTGTGTTGATTCTTTGAAACTGATACGTACCGCCCTGATTGTGTATTCTTATTTAGCCCTTTGATATTTCCGTGACCATCGATATAACTACGGTTGATCGGAATAAACTTATCAGTTGGTTTAATACGGCCTTTGAAGAGTGAACCCAGATAACGATCCTGAATATCCTTGATACCGACTTTGTGAACAATTTTTGTATCGGATATTTTCGTGAACGAATAGAACGTTGAATTATTCTGGGTGAATGGAATCGGTCGGTCGATTTTTTCAGCAAGCATTTCACGTAGAATGATCGCTGATTGTCTCGATGCCTTACCGATTCGCTTCATGTAGTCATCACCCTGTTTGATTGCATATTTGCGCAATTGCTCTTTCGCTTTCTCCGTTGCTTGCTTGTTCCGTGCGTCCGCTTTCGATTGCGCTCTAAGCTGTGCCTTTGATGGTTTAGCCATTACAGCCCCCCGATAACTAACCCGACTGTTTTCACGAACGAAAGCATTGATTCAGGCAACACGGGGAAATCGAAAATGTACGCGGTTAGATTGTACCCAGAAGCAAGCAACAGCAAAGCAATCAACATCTTTTTCGAGCTGGTGATCCATGTTTTAACTGTTGCCATAATTCAACCTTTTTGTTTCAGAATTTGAAGAATTTCAGCAATAGAAATTTTCATTGATTCGATATTATTTTCAACGCGCAAAATACGAACACCTAAATTTTCATGCCCTTCTTTCATATTTGTGATATGAAGAGATTGAATTTCGTTTGTGTGTTCTATATCTTTCAACCTTGATTCATGATCGATTGTCTTTTTTGTCATTGAATGGTGCAATTTCCAAATAGCAGCACAGATAGTTACGCCACCAGAAATAGCACCAATGATTAATTCAATAGGCATAATAAGCTCCTTATTAGTTAGAGATATAACTATTTAGGGGCTTATTATTTAATCAGTAAATGCGTTACGATACAAAACATTAACAATTACTGGGGTTGCATCAATTTTTGCGTAAGGATAAGAACCAACATAAGCCTGTCCATAAATTTGTAATTCAATGGTTGCGCCTGTTACGTTGTTTAAACGAATCCCACCGCCCATAGTTGTTTTCGCTTGACCGCTATTCTGTGAAAATTGCCCTGCTGGTGCATCAGTACCACCTGAAATTGTTTCAGTACAAATAGCCGTACCATTCACCAGAACACGATATTGGAAAAAACCGCCAGTAGTTGAACCTGTACCACCTTTCGCATAACAGTTTACGTTTGGAACTGAAACGATAATATTACTCGTTCCTTGTCCTGTATAAACCTGTCTAGAAACTGTTGTCCATGTTTTTTCTGTTGGTCGCATCCAATCAATTGCAGGTAAAATCCCCTGAACAGCCATATCACCAATGATTTGATTCGCTCGTAATGTACCCTGAATATCACAGTTTCCAGCGATGGTTACGTTATTGAACACACCACCATTAGCGTTAACAGTTCCGGTAATGTTTGCTTTGGTTGCTACAAACGAACCATCTTGATACAACGCCCAACCAGCGGCGTTTTGTGATGATAACGTTCCTGAAATCTTCGCATTGGTGATAGCAGCGTTTTGAATCTTCGCGTTGGTGATCGCACCATCGGCAATTTTAGCAGTGCTAATATTTGCATCGATGATGTGAGCAGCACCGATCGAAGAGTTCGCAATCATTGCGCTGTTGATGAATACTTTGTTGTTCTGGATTGCGAACGGGATCACCGGGTTCGTTGGGTTGCTTGAATCCGAAATCACAAAGAATTCTTTTGCGTTAAAATAGATTGCTGATTTGTTGTTGGTTGAATCAGCAACTAATTGCATACCAGCAACAACACCATTTGCGTTTACCTTCACGGTATAGTTTGAATTAACCGTGTTTTTGAGCGCGTCAACGCTTGCCTGTGCGCTTGTGCTGACTTGTGCGACTTGTCCTTGTAGTTCGGCTTTAACCGTCTGTAGGGCTTGCCCTTGCGCTTTATCGTTGCTTGCAACAACCGTGTTCAGATCGTTAATCTGTGCGGTGATTTCGTTGTCGATGGTTACTTTCAACTGATTAAGCTGATCAACAACTACTTTATCACCATCTTTAACAATCTGTTGAAGCTGTGTTGAATTTGCTGCAATCTTCTGATCTGTTTCGCTGGTAATGTTCGCGTGAAGATTTGAAATTTCTTGCTGTAAAGCATCCTTCGAACGTTCAAATGCTGAATCAACCGCGCCCTGTAAATTTTCCTCAAGTGCGATCAGTTCTGCTACTGCGTTTGCGTCCTGTGTAGTCCAATCAACTTTTGATTGAAGCTGAACCATTACCGCACTTGACCAATTCAGCGCATCTTGTCCGAACACGTCATATGCAGCTACGCGCGTATACCAGTTCCCGTCTACAATATTAGTTGTGTGGATCTCTGAGGCAAATGGAGCAACGAACGTTTTAACCATATCGCCCGTGAAGCTGGCATCTTTCGAAGCCTGAACCACTACACCAGCATAATCAGGAACCGCTAGAGGTTCGATCGGATTCCAGTTAACGAAAATTGCACCGAAACCAGGGGTCGCGGTAAATCCTGTTAAACCTGGTGCCTGTGCGTTGAAACATTCCAACACAGCTTGATCAGATTTACGCCCACTGTAACCGATAGCACGAACACCGAATTTCACATTACGTGATAGCCCGTTAACCGCGTTCATTTCGTACAGATATGACCAGTTAATATCTTTGGTTCTGTAAGTGAACGTTTGATTCTTCTGAGTTACTTCAATTTCGTAATAATCGAACAGATCCACGAAAGGTGTTTCAACACCGTTGATATTCACTTTTAGCTGGGTCTGGTCATCCCATTCCAGGTCGAAAGTTTGATGACGGGTTTCAACCGCGCCCGGAGCGATACCATTACGTAAACGAATAACCGGAGTAGGCAATAAAAATTGAACACTCAGATCGGGATTTCCAAGTTCTGTCCACGGTGATTGATAATACAGACCAGCAGCACAAACACGGAAATCGTATTGAACACCCATTGCCAAACCGGACAAAGTAAATTCATAATCGGATGTATTACCCGCGTTAATCCATTCGATATCACCTGTTTTGCGATATTGAATATAGAACTGATAACGGTTGAAATCTTGTTCACATTCCCACGTAAGCAAAATATTTCTACCATATACAGTTTCACCTACTCCAAGCGCTTTCAAATTGTATGGTTGGTAAATGCTGGTTGAAATAGAAATCGGATCATAATCTGGTTTTGCCGCGATATCCTGATTCGAATAGATATCAGAACGATATTCTACCGCCTGAACATCTACCGTGCCGCCTGTGCCTGTATCCATTTTTGGATTCAGTGCGATAACACGATACAGTCTATTTTTCAGATTATATTCATCCAGACTAACGCTGATAACGTCCCATACTTCGAGGCTGAAAGCGTCGGCAGTGGAAAATGAAATCTGTTGTTTGATTAATGCTTTGTTACGTTCGATTGAAGCAAGGCGATCGATAGCATCAGGATTTTTAGAAAAACGCATCGTGATATCTTTCGCGATGATGCGTTTATCTTTTTTGATCAAAGCATCATTCGTAGCATCAGAAGGATAACGTAATACTGAGTTCGAATAATCAATTTTCGGATCGTTAAAACTCACGTTCAGAGTGTTGAACTCTTTGTGACTGCCGCCGTTTTCGATTGTAATCTGACCACCAAGAATATTATCTTCATTGAAATGATATTTCGTTACGTCCGGTGCATCAAGTTTTAACGTGAGTTTACCGAACGAATCAAAGATAATACCGCCGAAACTTGAACAGATATTTTCGATGTTCGCTTTATTGCTTGCGTTCGGGTCTGTACCACCATCGCATCCATAAGTGTCTTTCGTGAGCAAAGCAGCACTTTTAAATGAATCGATATCGATTTTTGAAATTGGTGTACCTAATCCATAACGTGTGTTGGTAATGAAATCGAGCAAGCAAGACGGACCATTATTGGTAAATTCTCTGTTACCATTTACCAAATTAGTTACTTTCAAACCATTCAGTTCTACCGCAACTTGTGAGTTCGGTTGAAGAATATCAACACCGTTTGTTAATGCTTTGTTCGTTTTGTGCATCACGATACAAATCGTTGCCACCCCATTACCCGTAAAGCTAACAGGCCATTTATCACCGATATATTTTTTCGCTAACGAAAGATGACGACCTGGATTTTTACCAGTAGAAATTTCTACCTGAACATAGTTCTGATAGGTTTGAGTAATTTTGGATTTATCTACGATACCATCGGTGTGAAAATTCCCAGGAATCAAAATTGCTTTGTTATCCATGAAAATTTGACGGATACCAGAAATTTCACCTTCGGCAATAGCGAAACATTGAACCAGATAATTACCGCGTTGATCGACACCATCAACAGCTTTAAACACGTTGATTGCACCTGTACGGCTTGTTCCGTAGATAACAGGGATTACAGTTGCTGGGTCGGTTGTCGAACCTAGTGTAGTTGCGTTGTCAGGTGATTGCATTCGGGGAACACTAGGTTGCATAGAAAGCGACATAATCGCCATAGCAGCACCTACAGCAACACCGATCCCGATTGCCACGCCGATAGCAACACCAGCAGCAATAAGAGCCGCAGCGGTTGAAGCAGCAGCAATAGCGATAGCAGCAATAGCCATTATTGGCATGGTTTAATCCTCCATGAAGAATTGAAATCGATCAGGGATACCGGAATCATTTGATAAACATTGTGTGAATTAACTGCTAAGGCATAACCCGAATAAACGATCGCAACGTGCAATGTTTTTTTATTTCGAACTTTTTGTTCTGAAACAATAATCGTTCCGTTCTCAAATGACGGTGTTTCTTCCTTGATGAAATAATGTTCAATACAACTTTGAGTATTAGCGAATCCGATTTCTTTCTTTGCTTTTGCAAAACCAGATTTCGGATCGGTGTACTGATTGTGAAGTTTGGAATACAGATCGGAACCAGTGAGAATATCAATCAACTTTAACAATTGAAGATTGCAATCGTACTTTCCGTATTCAAATTGGTGACCAACGGTTTCATTTATGAAATCGGTGATTAATGTTTGTTTGATGATGTCTGATAACATAAAAAACCCCATAGTGATATATGGGGTATTTATGATTATTTTTTGGCTGTCCAGATTGCTTCTGAATTCCATTTACCAGCTTTAGAAAAGAATCCATCGTTCGCATTACCAGGATAACTTCTGTGAATACCATCAGAAGCGTGATGTCGTGCGTTCTGATCTAAACAAGCCCAGTTCGAGTTAAGTTTAATTTCTGCTGTATTTGTCCATTCAGAATCATTTTCGGTCATATTCAGACTAAGAACAGTTGAATCAACTTCACCAACAAATACATCGAACGAACCAACGACACCACCTTTCAACGGATTCAGGAATACCATTTCGATTTGAACTTGTGCTTTATCCAACTTACCTTGTTGAATGAGATTGATATAATCTTTTCTGACGTTGGAAAACTTAACAGACATCCCCTGGTTATTGATCTCTTTCGATTTGGTAGGAGTCTGAACATCTAATAGGTCACCCGTTGCCAAAAACTTAAATCCATTATGTGAAATATCATGGTATCCATCACAGATACGGATCACCCCTTCGCCTACTGCCATTGTGACGGTGATAACATGATATACCGTACCAACAGAAAACAATTCCTGTTGTGAAAGAATAGTTTTGTTCGTGCCGTAGGTTGTGTTAAACGCCTTTAAAAAATCGGGATGAACACACAGATTATTAATTTCTTCTTGTTTAGTTGCCATTATAAAGCCTCTGTTGCTTCAATACTAATCTGAGTCGTCTGTTTCAGGTCATAATCGAAATCGTTCGAAGTGATCATTAACGTGAGTACAGGAGTTCGATAATTGATCATTTCACCAGCTTGCACTGATTGACGCAGGTTAGGAAAAATTTGCATCGATTTATTCGCAGTATCAACAGCGGTTACTTCATAAACTTTTGTTTGGTTTGCAAAGGTAAATTTCGTGCCGACTTCGAGCAATATCGAAACAGGAACTTCGCGAGCACCAGCAGGAACAGCACTAGCAACATTACAAAGCGCTGTTTGCTTACCTCTGTATTTCAAGTTGGTCGCGTTGTACATCGGGAAAACAAACAGTTTACCGTAACGATATTCGGCTAACCATTGGTCAAAAAGATATTGGTCTTCACCAACAAAGTTCACGGTGATATCAGCGGTGTAATATTGAATTCCGGTAAATCGTCGTAGTACCTTTCCCGATGCGGATTTATTCGCGAAGAAAGGCGCAATTGATTTAATACTGATTTCCGGCTTGAATTGTAAATCTGTAAAAATATTAGCCATAAAAAGCCCCTTAAACATTTATTTATATTTAAGGGGCTTTGATTATCCTCTACGGCGTTGAACATCTTCAACCTGAGTAGCGATCATCTGTCTGTGTTTGGTTAGTTGTTCACTGAACCAACGCTGATCAGTTACGTTACCCTGAATTGTCATAGGAGCGTTAACGGTGATCCCGCCGCCCTGTTCACCACTGAGATAGTTTTTTAAATCCTGGTTCAGACGTTTATCAACGACGCGTTCACCCTGTTCGAGTAGATAAGTTCCGGTATCCGGTACGTTATCGATCCCTGAGTGAAATTGACCCTTGACAGATTTGATACTGGCAAGCTGTTGAAGCACCGCGCCCATCTTCGAAGCGGCAAGAGCATAACCAGCGAAACCACCCTCTTTCATACCATCAGAAAACGCGCTGTAAGCGTCCATAGTGGCTTTAGCAATTGCTAACCCTTTGGACACCGCGAACGATGCTTTAGCCGCTGCCGAGTTCTCACCAGCTACAGCAGAGATAGCAGCCATAGCCCCATCTGCCGCGCTCTGATAATGATCAAGGGTTGCCATAGTCGCTTTGATAGCCGCTTGTTCTTCGGTCTCTTCGAGTTGCTTTTTACGCATACCGTAAGCATCATCGATAGCGGCTTTTTTCTGCGCGAATTCTTCATAGGTGATCAACTGAGAATCGAGTGCGTTTTGAAGGGTTTCGAGTTCAGCAGCATATGTATCTTCAACGGCCTGTTCGATCTCTTCCCGCTTTTCTGGGTCGAGTCCCAACAGTTGTTCGTAGAAGTTACCGCCCATTGCATCGATTAAATCTTTGCGGCGTTGCTCGTACTCCTGAGCATCGATAATGCCCCGATCGAACAGCAGCTTTAGATCCTGATAACCGCGTTCAATCTTCGCGTTACCGCTTGCCATAGCAGCAGCATCAGCCGTGAACCCTTCAACGGTGATCCGGTTCAGTGCGTCATAGCTTTCTTTGCGGGATCGTGCGAGTTCATCAGCAGCTTTTTTAGCAGCATCAGCTTGTTCTTTAGCAAGGCGTTTAGCCTCCGCAGCAGCAGCTTTAGCTTTTTGTGCTGCTTCACGCGCTGCCTTTTCCGCTTCTTTTTCTGCCTTTTCACGACGACGCTGATCAATTTTCGCGTTCGCTGCCGCTTCTTCTTCGGCTTGCCGTTTTGCTTGCGCCTGGTTCTCTTTGATGATCTTTTCGTTCGCTTCCCACTTCGCTAGAGCTTCCGCTTTCGCTCTATCATATGCTTGCTGTGCAAGTTCTTCCTTTGAGTAGGTAGCGCCAACATTTTGAAGTTGTCCCTGGGTCATACCGGATGAACGATAAGGCGCAGTAGTTTTAAGCACCTTTTGTGCATCAGCGTTGAATTGCTTCATCGCTTTAGCAAAAGCGGTATTCGCCCAATCTTTTTCGAACCAATCCCAAACGGCGGTAATGGTATCAACCATCGGGGTTAATCCGTTAGCAACAGCCCCTTTTACCTTGGTTTCGAGATCGCCCATTCTCCGCGAAAATTCACGATAAGATTCGACCGCATCATCGGTAATATCAACGTTCTGACCAGCAATAGAATTCAATGCTTCTTGTTCTGAACTCATTTCGGATAAACGATGGATCATATCCGAAGAACCACCAGCTAATTTTTCCATAGCCGATGTAATTTCAGAAACAGACGCACCAGCTTCTTTCATTTGATAGAACAGACTAATTGACGCTTTTACGCCCCCGTTCGTAGCGCCGATATATTGAGTGAAGTTTTTCAGGTCTAAACCATATTTCGCTAAATCTTCACCAACACCGCCACCAGTAGCAACAGCTTCACCCAGATTTTTGATCGCGTCTTTATTCATCGATGCGAACTGATCCATTGCGATTCCGGTATCACCGAATTCGTGCGCTAACTGTTGAAGTGCATCCGTTGTTAACCCTGTCTGTTGGGCAAGATTATCAAGTTGAATCGCGTCCTGTGCAGCAGACATCATCAACGACAAACCAGCAGCAGCAACGCCAGCAGCCGCACCGATACCCATTAACGCTGGATTCACCGATCCTTTCATCCCGTTACCCAGGGAACCCAAGATACCGTTTAAACTCGTTGCTTGTCCTGATAGCCCATCAAGCAATTTTTCCGCTCGTTGGGCGTTGGTTGCTAATCCGCCGATATCAGCGGTAATTTCTAATGTATGTCTATTATCCGCCATGTTTCACCTTTTGTTTTTTACGCTTACATTTTTCCTTTTCCATTTTTTTAATAAGTTCAGGAGGCATATCAGCGATCAATGTTGCGTAAGTGTTTCGTTTACGCTGAATCTTTTCTTTCTCGATTTCTTCCGGCGTTTTGAAAATGTTTTCACCACGGAATAATTTGAAATCGTATGAATTAAGTTTTCGCAATCCTTCTTTGGATAAATTCCCCGACGCTGCATAAATTGAACTGTTCAGACGGGCGAACATCGCATCTAAAATTTCGATACTGGATGGTTCGATATACCGATCGAACAGTTCCAATTCCATAAACAGCGGTACTGGTAAATCGTGAATTTCCGAATATGAAAATCCACGCTTTATCATGTTGCGATATGAGAATTTAACAAACGGATTGCTTCTTACTTTTTTTCGAATACAACCGGATTGATATGAAGGGTTAAATGGGCGATGTTGCCGATCAGAGTTTGGCGAACCTGAACAACCAATTTTTTGACCTGTTCGATATCTGAAAACATTTGTGAACCGTCTTTGTTCAGGGTGCAACGAAGAATAGTTTTTTCATCACGAAGACCTTTATCATCGTTGGTGATATGTTCGTGATATTCAGCAACGGTCATAGGACGAACGTAAAAAGTGTACTTACCGAATTCAACAGGTTTATTTTCGACCGTTAGGTCTTTCATCATTTGTTCAAAATCTTGCATTTTATTTACCTTATTAGTGTGTGTTTTTATTTAGGCAAATAAAAAGCCGCCCTTTCGGACGGCCTTAAATTATGCTGGCGTGATTGTCACAGTACATTCACGCGAGGTAACGCTCTGTCCCATTGAATCAATTACAACAACTTTACGAACATGGGAACCAGGTTCTTCGGTTGCACCAGTGAAATCAAGTGCGCTTGTAGTTGAACCAATATTGGTTAATTGACCATCTTTATACCAGCGATAACTATATGGCTGATATCCCCCACTAACTTCAATTTCCAGACGTTTATTTTCGTTAGTAGTCAGACTCAGAGAAGCCGGGAAATCCTGAGTAATGATCAGAGGATTAACCACATCAATGGACTGAGAGGACAGATCCAGAATGCCTTTAGCCATGATTTTATCAATAGCGAAGGTGAAAGTACGTGTAACCGCAGCTTCATCACCACCACCGATAGCATCAGAGGAAAGGAAACCGTTCACCAGGAATGATGGACCATAATTGCGTTCGAAGTCCATCCAGTAAGTGATACGGAGTTGTATACGGGAACCCGCTTCCGCAATTGCGATCAGACGTTCGTGAACCACATCACCAGGCTGATAGTTAATTGCGATAGTAGTATCAGCATAAGAACGACGACCTACCAGTGTACGATCTTCATTGCGAGAAAAAGAACTTACTTTAATAGTATTACGCGTTGAAGAAATTTCTGGGAAAGTTGAAATTTCTGGAATGGTTAAAAAACCAATACCGTTTAATGATGTATTTGTTAGGTCAGTGCCGATCGCAACATCAATCGCACTACCCATGAAAATATCTTGAGGTTTAGCCATGTTATAAAGCCTTATTTAATATGAGAGGTAGGTCAGAAATTGCTTCTGACCTATATGTTCTATTTATTGTGCGAAATATTAGAGTCGAGAACCGTTGATTGTTCCGAGGGTTCCCCAAGTTGGAGCACTACCGTTTAACGCAGCACCAGCAGCACCACCCGCATATTTCGTTCCTTGTGAGAATTGAGCGGCTTGACCAGCAGCACCCAAATTACCACCAGCACCACCGATAAACGCCGAACCATAAACACCACCAGCACCAGGCGCGGAGATTGAACCCGCAGTTGCATCAGAGCCGCCACTTTTACCAGTACCCGCAGCACCAAACGGACGACCACCACCACCCGGAGAGATATATTTAATATTGTTGTATTTGGTATCGTAATAACCACCACCACCACCGCCACCACCACCGCCGATGGTTCCGTTATTAGAGATTCTTAATTTAGTACCGATAGAGTTTGTTATAGCAACACCACCAGCGCCACCAGCCGCATTTGAACCACCGTTACCACCACGACCTAAAACCATTACTCCCGAATTTATAATCAAATGTACCGATTTAAATTCATTAAAAGGAGCAGCAGAAAAGTTAAGACACGGAGCACCGGAAGTGTTTGAAACAATTGTTCCAGTAACAGTAATCGTTAAGTTGGTAATACTTCGGTTTGCTAATCCGTTCGCATAGTTGATCAATGTTGCGTTTGTATATGCGTTGTTTGCACCAATTGAATATGCAACATTTATTTCGACCATTTGACCAGCTAATTGAGACATCCAACCAGCAGCAGATTGACGGACGGCGGTACGTGCCGCCGACATCCATCTTTGACCAGTTTCGGTTACTGCTGAACTTCCGATCCATCCAGGATAACCAACGATAGCCATTTATTTAGCCTCCAATTCTTCAACCCGTGCGGTTAATTCCTTGATTGCTTCAACTAGCAACGCATTTACACCAGAACCAGAAATTGTTAATACGGACGTTTCTTTATCCTCATTAACAGAGTTCGGTAATACTTCGCGGAGTTCTTGCGCGATCAAACCATCTTCTTTTTCGGTATATTCAGTAGCATCCAGAGAAAATTTCTTATCGTATGAATAACCGTTAAGTTTATTAACTTTATCCAGTGCTGATTCAATTTTAACCAGATTGGTTTTTAATCGTTTATCAGAACGAATATAAACATCGTTGAAATTACCGTTACCAGAGCATGTCCAAGTATTATCTACCGCCATAACCGCATAACCATCATTACCATTATCAGTACGTGAATTCAAATAACGATAGATACCGAATTGAGAGTTGCCCAAACCACCCAAAGTAAATGTATGATCGGCGTGTTTCTGTACAACCATCATACCAGCGGAAGAAGTGGTTAACATATTACAACGTAATGCGTTCGAACTATCACGCGCAACAATCCATGAATTGTTTTGGTCATTAAGAATAGCACCAGTTCGAATATATAACGGCGCGTAAGTTCCGATTCGAGCAGTATAAAAACCACCACCAGTAGCTGTACCTGCACTAGCATTATAACCTAAATGTAGTTCACCGCCCGTTGTAGCTGTTGAACTGGTTCGAGCAGCACACAGGGTAACATTGCCGTTACCGTGATCATTCAGGATCATTGATTGATTATGGTTAGATGAAATACCTCTGTTAGCTGCAATACTAATACCGCCTGTTGAATTTAAAGCACCACTGAATGACGCAGTACCAACAACAGACATATTACCCTGACAAGTTACGCTATTTGCAGTTAAACCCGTTGTGGTTAAACCACCACTAGCGGTAATTAATCCACTAAACGCGCCTGTAGTAGCACCAGTAAGCGCACCACCAACAGCAACACCCGCACCCGCTTGAATAGCCCCAGAACTGGTAAATTTGCCATCTGTACCCATCGACCACGAACCAGTATTCACGCCATTGTTGAACATCCACCCGCCGTTAACATCTTTGTAGATATAACCATCGGTACTTGTACCATTGTTGAATTGAATATGACGGCGTTGATTCGACTGCATCATGATTGTTGCAGCGGTACAATTTACGGTTCCATTAACAGTTACAGCCCCGGTAAACGTCGCATCGGTACTGTTCAAACCATTACTCATAGATACACGGCCTGTGGTGTTCGAAATAGTGAGCGGACGTAATGATCCCCACGTTCCCCACGGTGAACCAGATTCGGTTAACATGAAATAAGTATTGCCGCCATCATTACGGATAAAGAAACCATAATTACCTTGAACAGCGCGGAATTGACCACCAGAACCACAAGATGAACTTTGAATTTCGTTTCGACCGCGAATATAACCCGCTGTAGAAATCTGTAATTCTTCTTGTGTGTCTGTTGTACCAGTTGCTAAACGATATACTCCACCCTGAACAGTTTGATGCCAGATAGTATCTGCCGCACCACCACGGAATTTAGTTAAGTAGCATTTCGAACCAGTAGCATTATTTGACAGACCTACCAGAACTGGATCGGTTGAACTCACGTTAAAAGCAATCGGTCCGTTCATCGTGCCACCAGCAACGGGCAACGCGCCCACGTTAGCAGCAGGGATCGAAATGTTCGCGGAACCATCGAAAGCGACACCCGCAATAGTGCGCGGAGTTGCTAAACGTTCTGCTGTGGTCATCGAAGTACCAACTTTGATATATCGAGCGTCGAAGTTGTCGAAGTTGGTCAACGCGATCGAGTTTGCTTGAAGAGTACCGGCTTTCACCAGCCCAACAGCATCGATGTTGTTCGATACCAGAGAAGTGATCTCACCTGTAGCCCCTTTTAAACGGCCTGACGCGGTTACGTCACCTGTTGCGCTAATCGAACCAGAAGTTACCCCTTTGAGCACGGTCGCGCCCGTAGCGGTTAATGTTCCAGTAGTGATACCCGTTGCACTAACAGCACCAGTTCCAACAGATCCGAGTGTGGCTTTACCCGTTACGTTCAGAGTTGCACCAACAGCAGCAGAACCGACAGCAACAACAGAACCAGCGGTTAAATTACCCGTTGCGCTAATATCGATGGTTTCGACGTTATCAGCCTTAACTGTTTTCGCTGTAGCGGTAGCGGTAACGTTCAGTGAAGAACCAGACAACGCGCCAGCCTGAACAGTTGGAGCGGTTAAAGTACCTGCTGCGGTCACATTTTTGGTGTTTACATCGGTAGTGGTGATCAGTGGGGTTTCCAGTGAACTACCAACCAATTTACCCGACGCGTTTACACCACCTGTAACGTTGCTCGAACCAGTGATTACCAGGTTGTGAACAGTAGCTGTTCCAGTAGCGGAGATATTGCCCGTTTCAACAGAACCGGTTTTAGCCTTACCCGTTAAGGTGATATCGGAACCGGAGATTGAACCAGTTTCAACGGAACCAGATTTAGCCTTGCCCGTAGCGGTTACAGTTGCGGTATTGATATCTGTTGCGGTGATATCTGTAGTAATAATCACAGGAGATTCTACAGAACCACCGGATAATTTACCCGTTGCAACGATATTGCCCCCAGCGCTAACAGATCCGGGAGTCATCAAACTGTGAACAGTTGCCGCACCTGTGATATTTGCTGTTGTTGCTTCAAGTGCGCCCGTTTTGGTTTCACCGTGGGTTACTTTTCCGGTAAACGTACCTGTATCACCAGCAATCGAACCAGTGGTGATAGTTTTCGCTATGATAGCGTCTATTTCGCCCTGTGGGGCTTTAACTTCTTTAAGGGATACCAAACCACCGGACGCGTTTAGATCGCCTTGTACGCTTGCGTTACCGCCTACGTTTAATCCGTTCTCGATTGATGCCCCTGCTTTAGCTTGAAGGTGTTCTGTGATGATCGGATCGTTGCCAAGCTGAACAATAGAGCCGGAATCATTACCAGCATAAATTTTGCGATCATTAAGGTTAATCGCGATTTCACCAGGGAGCAGATCCGAAGGTTTGCGTCCTGGGATAGATGTTCGTTTAAACTTGATTTTTGCCATGAAAAAATACCCGTATTGAGTTTATACGGGTATTTATCGAGGGTTAGAAAGTGCCTAAATCAACTGTATCATTATGATCAATTGCACCAATATCAGCAGCGGTCGGACGGTTGCCCGTATGATAAACGTTGCCAGATTTACCCGCTTCAAATGTTATTCCTGACAGAACAGCATTTGTGTTAGGGTTTTTATACACAACACTAAAATCTCCGTTTGTTGACTGAATTAAGCAGGTCTGAGCACGATCAGCCGGAATTGATTGATGTGTTGAATAAAGGGCTAACGTAGGTTCAGTTTCAGCATGTACTTCTAGCCGTGGAGCATCAAGAGTACCAAATAAAGCTCCACCTCGAATTGATAATGCCCCAATAACTCCAGGTGTAGGAATATTCAGAGGTGAATATACATTCTGACCACGGTCTTTAAGTGAAACAAGCGCGTTAATTGTTCCTGTTTCTAATACAGGGGTTTGTGTCAATTGTTCATATCTTAAAGAAACTAAATCGACAGGTGTACCGTCTGCGCCTGTGGTTTGAATTAAACGGGTAGTACCGCTGGAATTAACACCATTTGAGCTACCGAATCGAATATTATCGGTCAAGATTTCTGGGGTCTGTAAACGCCCTGTCATCTTGTCGCCTTTCAGGGCAACCGCTTGAACATCAGCGGGGGTCGGTTTTTCTACTTCGGAATAAACCTTGATCCATTGACCTTGTTTATTTGCTGAAACACCACGAACACGAATACGCGGTTGATCATTAGGTGATGCAATCAACTGGAACCCTTGATTATCGTTACCTTGAACAGCGATACCGCCCGTATCAGTTCCGAACGGGTTGTGAACGCTCGAATCTGGGAAGGTAACGAAACGGTTTCCGCTAAGTTTTGTCCAGTCAAAGATACCCGGATAATCAGTTGTACCCGCACCGATACCGAAATCACCAGTGAGCAAAGGATCGCCTCGTCGGGCAATACCAGCATCGTACATATTTTCAATTGCGAGCTGGTATGTATTCTGTACTACAGCATCATTTTCGCCTGTGGTTGATTTACCCACAACATAAGCATCGTAAATGCGATAATAGCCCTGTGATCCAGGTGCCTCGTCTTCTGCTGTGTCGATCACGTAGAAGGTTCGGAAACGCAACATTTGCTTTGTTGCTTCTGCATCATCGAGAACTTTTAGAGCCGGATCAGTTGGCTGCATAGCAACGACGATTTCGATATCTTCGTATGATTTATTTCCTGGTAATTTTGATTCGGTATCTGAATCGTAAGTTTCGTAAGAGGACATTTCACGAGTCATTGTTAATTCAGGAAATGCGAGAATCTCATTAATTACCTGAAAAGATGGGTCGTGAAAGTTTACATCGGGGTCAAGTTGTGTACTTACCGCGATTTCACCCCGTCCACCTGTAAAGATGTCGAATTGTTCAGACATTATTTGCCCCTGTTAAAGTAATATTTAATTTCCAGTGTAACATCAGCCATAACATGACCTTCACTTGCATCGTTTTGATAACTTGTTCCGGATATTGAAGGTGTTATTGAAAGGATTAGCAATCCGGGGAAATCGGTCGGATCGAGATTGAGCAATTGTTTGATAATTTGATGAACTTTGGTTTCTTCAACCTGAGAAAACACTGATATCGTGGTCATCAAAGTTGAAACTAATCGTTTGTTGTAAACGTTTGGATTCAATGGCTGGAATTGTTCATCGTTTCCGGTAATCCAGACTTGCGGAGTTGTATCAACGGAGGTTTTGAAGTAATCAACAAGGTTAAGTTTCCACTCGTCAACAATAATATCTTCTAAACGTCGCTTGATCGCTAAACGAGGTAGAATATCATTTATATTTTCCACGACCGCTCCCTGCAATTTCGAGGTAACAAGTAATAATCCCTGATAGGTCATCGTTGATATAAGCGACTTTGAATTTTTCACCGTCTACAACAACAAAATCACCTTTTACCAGTTCGCCGTATTGAACAGTTAACGTAATTGTTTCCGCGATCCTGCCTTCAACATCAGTTAATGTTCTTTCTAAAAGTCCGGCAACTTTCGAACCGTCTTCTTTCTGGAATTCATCGCCTAAGCGCATGAACGCTTTAATTTGTGCATCTGTAAATTTCATTTTTGGATCTCCTAATATTGAGTATTTAGAAGAACCAACAAAAAAGGGACGCTCCCGAAGGAACGCCCCTTAATCACACAGAGAGAATTTTATTTAGCGGTAACAACGCCAGTTTTCAGGTGAATCAGAGAACCAGTTTGACCAGTTACAGTCCAATCCATATCCGCGAACACACGCAGACAAACACCACCGTTACGCGCTTCTGTCCACGGGTCAACGTCCAGAGACAGGCCAGCCCATTCACCGATCGTGATGCCGGAGAAGTCACCAACAATCATGGAATCGTTGCCGAATACACCGCTGGAAGCGATAGAACGACCACACAGCAGATTGTCATCACCTACCAGATAGATACCCAGGGAGTTTTTATCTTTCAGGATGCCTTTCAACTGAGCCAGGGTTACGCCTTTCATCGCGAACATGATCTGATCTTCTGGAACGCCAGCATCGGTCATAGCAGCGATGGTATTCAGGAACGCTTTGTAATCCCAATCAGCGGTTCCGGTTTTCCACTCATCCAGAACAGACAGAATAGACTGAGGGCCATTAGCCTGATCAGCAGCACCGAACATAGCTTTTTCAAGTGCGATTGCGGAATTGCGGATCAGATCTGCCTGAACACGCGCCTGAATGCCTGGGGTAGTCAGCAGAGTACGACGGTTCAGAACGGTTTCACCACCGAAGGTTTTCGGGGTCAGACTGATCTGATCGTATGCACCTTTACCGCCAGGGACATCAGCACCTTCCGCAATGAAACCGAAGGAATCAACAGCGGTTGATTTCTGACGTGGAACCAGTACGGAACGATCTTCCAGACCAGTGAGAGTCTGAACGCCCAGTTTACCCAGCAGGGATTGAGGCATCAGCATTTCCACGAAGGAATCCATGCGAATATCGTCAACACGCAGTTTATCAACGGTTGCGGAACTCTGAGCATAAGCCGGAGCCGCTCGCATTGCGCTAGTTGGGATGTGCAGGTTGCCACGAGCACGACCGCCGAGTTTGCGTTCTTGTTCCTGGTGATATTCGGCTTCTGCGCCAGTGAGTTCTTTACCTTCGATACGGGCACGAATACCAGCCATCAGATCGAATTTTTTTTCTAGATTTTGAATTGTGTCTTTTTTAACAGTCATTGAGCGACGGCCTTTATTAATTGCGGAGCGTTTACCGCGTTCTTCGATAATTTCCATTACGGCTTCTGCGACAGCGGCAATATCAACGGCCTCTTCAACCTGCTGATCTACTTCTTCGCGTTCTTCTTCTTCGGTTTCGATTTCGGATTCAACTTCCGCTTCTACTTCCTGAATTTCTTCTTCTGCTGTTTCCAGCTTTTCAATTTCTTCTTCGGTTTGAAGCTTTGGCATATTTGCGATCTCTTGTTTGATTTGTTCAGGTGATTTCTCACCTCTTGTGAATATATTTAGGGAGCCATTTTTAGAACGAATTAATCCAACAGTCGGATCAGCGGGAACAGTTACGAAACTGATTTCGTTTACTGACCACTGATCAACTAAAACTTGTCGGTTTGCATCGTCGAAAGAATAAGAGCCGAGGTCGTACCCGAAACTAATATTCGAAATAGTCCCTTCTTTAACTTTTGCGAAAATTTCTTGTGCGAGATTTCCAATTTTGGAGAATTTCACACGGGCATAACCCGCCTTTTTGTCCACATCGATAAACGCACTTCCCGGAACAATAATCCCCAAGTGGTTATCGTGGTTGTGGTTGAATAAAAGGCTGGCTACACCATCGTTAAGGCGCGATAAATCAGCATTGTCCGTTGATTCATGTAATAGAACTTCACCGTAAACAGCGGGGTCGCCGTTTTCGTCGAATACTTCTCTATTTACTGGATATTCGCTGGAGAATTTGACAAGTAATGTTTCTTCCCCTGCTTCATCGGTTTCAACTTTGAGGTCACGCGCCGTAACAGGAACATTACGGCGTAACATCATTTGTTATTCCTTTTGTGGGACGTCTACAGGTGTATTTAGAGCGGGATTTTTTGGCACTGGCGAAAATGAATCTTCGCTAATTTCTAAATCAACCTTATCGGGATCACGTCCCATTTCTTCGATAACTGCGCGGCGTGAAGTTAATCCGTTTTCAATCATCAAAACTTTTGCTTTGATTTCTTTTTCTGGATCGACATTTTTCACTTCTGGTTTAATCCAGGAGGTATCAAACATTGCTTTATTCACTCGAATATCGATTAAATCTTCATCAACCAGATTTTCGAGGAATTCGCGATACACACGGGTCAACACAGTATTGATTAAACGACGCTGGAGACTCGCAAAACGCGCGTTCTGCATGAGGTCACCGAATCGGGCGCTGGAATAGTTAACGCCTGAGATATCGCCTGTGAGCGCTTGTTTAAAGCAACCTAAACCCATTGCGATAGTCGCTTGAATCTTGTCTACCCAACCGCCGAATTCATTCGCCTGAGTATTCGCCTGAACGCTTTTGATATCCTGACCAGGATTAAGCATGTTGATGGTGCCTGGTGCGTATTCTGCGATCAGTTCGTTCTCTTCGTCTTCGTCATCTAATGCTTCGCCCGATTTATCAGCCTGAGTAATAAACGCCATACTTGAAGCAGATACACGCGCCTGAACGATACTTGTGTAGATGTACGAATCCAGTTGGCTAATTGTCTTAATCACTGGTGCGAAATCGGAAATACCGCGTAACTGAGAGGCATCTTTCGGGTCGAAATAGTGGATCACCTCTTCCGCGTCGTATTCGTCGTATTCATATGTGAGAGTGTCAGTAAACAGATCGTGTCTACGGAACCAGTACGAAACAGGTTTACGGGTTCGTTCGTCGTAACCGATACCGCCTTTGATAATTGTCCCATCGGGTTCTTTACGGTCTAAGGTGATATCACAACGTTCAGCAGGGATAATTTCGAGTTTAAGATCACCGTCTTCGCGGTGCATTACAATAAAAACTTCACCGTCGATAATTCGTTGACGTTCTACCTGTTGACAGAATTCGTAGAAGTCGAATTGCCCGTTAAGCGATACGCGTTCTTTATTTTCAGACCACCGATAAAACATTTTATCCAGAACCAGATTCGTTCGTTTATCCAGCTTGCCAGTTGGTAGCGTCATCTGGGTACGTGGGAAAATGCCAGTACCTACAACGTTATCAACGGTCATCTGTACGTAACGAGCGCCGAACGGGTTATCAATGCTTAATTGTCGGCATTGTTCAATCATTCGCTGGTGAGTTGCGCGAATTTGGCGGTTAATACCTCCGAACATTACCCCGGTGATATCGTTCAACCTGTCCATAATTCCGCGTGAACGTTCGTTTAACTGTTTTTCGAACATACGAACATCATTGTTGATGATTTTCCGGTTTCGATTCCAACGAGAATTTCTTTTTTCTGGCTGTGGTTGTTTGCTTCGTGCAAACGGATTTTTCCATTGCATCTATTTAGCCCCTGTTTAAAACTAATTTAATTTGCTTAAACGGCGCTTTTCCGTTTTTGCGTTGTTCTTTGGTAATTTCCGCGTTGAGTTGCTTACGTAATGAATCCACCAGCAACGTGAGTTCTGAAAGCGAGGAATAAACTAGAGTTTTGTTGTTGATTGAAAGCTGTTGTAAAACACCTTCGGATTCGGATAATTTTGCTGAAATAACTTTGTCGAGTAGATCGATCTGTTGTTTCAAAGTATCCTTGCGGGATTCTTTTTCGAATAATCCGATTACTTTGAAAGGCTGGATATCGAGTAAATCGCCTTTTGCTGATTCGGTTACCGCGTAATACTGACCTAGTTCAAAATCCACCGTGGAGATCTGAACAATCAAAGTTTCATCAGCGGAATATTTATTTTTCTTTTGTTCGTCTTCGGTCATAACGGTAACGGTATCGTCGGCGTTCTGAACCTTAACGGACAAAAGCGATCCTTTGCGGATAGTGATAAGCTGTTGCATAAATGCCCCGTAAAAAGTTTTAGTTTCTTACGGGTATTTATGCGGGTTAATTTAGAAGTTCATCCAGCTTGACCGAGGACATGTTATTTTACGTTTCGGTTTACGTAGGTTCTGAACGGGTTCAGATTTCGATTCTTGCGGGGCTGCATCGTGTTCTACGGGGTTTTGTTCGCGTGGTAGTACATCAACGTTCTTTTTCTGTTTGTACTCCCGTAGCCGCTTCCACGGATTTTGTTTTATCCCTTGCATCACCTGTTCAATCGCGGCTAAACAGTAGTTGAAACAGTCACCAGCTTCGTTTCGTTCTTGACCTTGTTTTAGAACCCACTTCACGCCAGAACCAACACGTTTTAATTCTTCCGCTGTTAGCTGTTCGAAATAGTCATCGGGTAATGTTTTGGAGAATTCGATCTTAACAACCGCTTTATCGGACAAATTGCGGTTCAAGATTTCTTGTGCTTTGAATTTAAGCATGTTCACGCCCAACACAAATAATTCTTGTCCTGCTGTTGTCGTGGCTTTTAACGGAATTGTGGGCGCGTTTGCGCTCGAACTACCCTTGATAGCGTGTAGCTTGCTCCAGCGGTTACAGTTGCGATACACCGCTTGAGTTGCGCGTCCGTTCCCTGAGTCCAGGTTAGCCCATAACAACGGAACCTTTTTCCCTTCGATATCTCTGAAATCAGATTTTAGAAAATTGATCAGTTCGGTATACGCTTTTGAATCTGCGCGTTCACAATCGAAATCGTAAAAGGAACGGTGATCTAGTACGTATATTTTCTTTTCACCTATTCCGATCAGAGTGTTCTCTAAACGGTCCTTTTGTTGGTCGCCACCCGCAACAAGGAACAAACAATCAGAAGGAATATTATTTACCGAAACAGGCGTGACGAATTTTTCGAGTTCGTGCGGGTCGATATCTGCGTTTAAGTTGTCGTAACTTGTAGCAAGAACAGTATTGTAGAAAGTCTGCAAAGAATATGATTGCATCGCGTCCGCATAATCCTGAACCATTGATTCGATAGTCGCTAACGGTGAAATCAAACGTGACGCGTGAAAACCGATGATTGGTGAATCCGGGTTAGTAGCTCTGAACACTCCACCAGCAGCCGCACGAATACGATCACCTTCTGTCCACGGGGTCGAGCAATGAGGACAAACATATTTAGCCCCTTTCGCGATCGGAATTTTTTTATCAGTCCAATCGTGTTTAACGTTTTCCCAATCTAACGTTTGTTCGTGGTTGCAATGAGGACAACGGCAATAAAACACGCGCTTATCTGATTTCTCATATTCGAGCATGATCGCGCCGTTCTTCGTTGTTGGTGTACTCGATATCACAACAGGAGATTCACCGTTGAACGTTGTCACGCGTTGTTCAGCAAGCAGGATCGGTGAACCTTCGTTGTCGTCGAACTGCGCCGCGTCTACTTCGTCAAGAAAGATTCCACCACCGATCGATTTACCTCGAAGATGTGACGGGCTCGTTAATGACATCATGTAAAGAAACGAACCGTTCGTTAATTGAATCTGAGCCTGATTATTCACCGCGTTTTTATCGTTCTTATCGGTGACTAAGTTTTTCAGCGAATCCGATTGTTTGATCATCGGTAATAATTTGCCGTTGAGCCATTGGCCTAATTCACGTGTGGTTGATTGTAGAATTCCGACGTTGTGACCAGTGGTGAACATCTTATAACCAATCATTGCGTTCTGGAGATTCGTTTTTCCTGATTGCGCTGATAACATCAGAACGATTTTCTTTTTACCTTCAAGCATTGAATCCGCAATCTGTTTTTGGAATCCGAACAATCGCATTTTTTGACCAGCCATAGGCCCATCAACAAACATTAAGTTTTGTTCAGCCCATTCGGACGGTTTCAATATTGGAGGCGGGATAATAAAATCAGCACTCTTTTCGAATATGGTTTTTAGTTTTTCTATATTTTTCACTTTGAATTCTCCCTTTGTGGGAGTATTTAGGCGAAAAAAAAACCCGCACCTTTCGGCACGGGCAAAGAGAGAAAATTTATAAAGGTAAGATAACTTGTCTAAGGTTATCCACAATGACACTAACCGGAATGAAAATATCATTGTGGATGTCCTTACAGGAACATCCTTGCGGGAGTTACTCACCGCCTCTTTTGTACTTCTATTTATGCCAACTTTTCGCGGTAGGTTTTTTTGAAGATATCGATCAGGGCTTCTTTCGAATACGTCTTATCGACACAAGCCCCTTCCTGGTTGAGTTCCTTGATCATGCGTTCACGGGTAAGCCGTGCGAACTTCTTCGACTCATCCAAGACAAACGAAGGGTGAACGGGTTCCGCGCTGTAGTCCTGATCCCAGTATGTAGCCAGGTTGCGTAAGACGGTCGGAAAATCTGCTTTACCTTTCAGCCCTGCGCGATACATCAGGCCAGCAACCTTACCTTCGAGAATCGAATTGCACAGGGGATGAAGTAAGCCGCGCATGTTTCCGGTGTGGTGATTGTGGTCCGCGTTTGCTTTCTGCCATGAATCCAACGGTAAGCCGCACAGAACGCATTTACCGCCTTGTTTATCGAACTGGTGTTCTTTCCATTGCTGGAGGGTCTTTTGTGTCAATACAGCCATCGTGTGAAGCCCTTGTTGTGATGGCTGTATTTATTGTCAGTCTTTAGGTGTGGTTATAACTACCGAGTTTTCTTTGTATACTATCAATGCTTCGTCATGATCGAGTTGCATTAAATTAGCCAAATCGACCATATCAACTTCAACGCATCGTTTGACAATCTCGTAGAAGTTTTCAGAATTATTTTGATACCCTTGTAGGTAGATATAATTTTTCAGGTATTTTTTGTTAAGTGATTCAGCAGCCATTGCAGAAAAATTGAACATGAAATCGTTTGTGGTGATCAATAGATCATCAATTATGGTTATTAATTTTTCTGTTATGTCCACATATCTCATAGTCAACATTGGTCCCATAGCGTGAGCAATCAATGTCACATGTATTTTTCCACCCGTTGCCATAAGGGGCGCAAGCAGCGGTTTGACTTCCTTATCCAACTCATTTCTATATCGTACTAACTCAATGAACTGGTTGTAATTACCGATGGTCGCAACAAACGAAGAAATATTAAACCAAGGGTACTTTTCTATATCCCGTTTCTTTGCATATAACAACTGAGTCAATTCATTTAAATTGATTGATTCATATTCAAAAGAGGCAGACATAGGAGGAACGTTTACCGCCCTTTGTATAGGATTGGTTTCCAATTTATTAAAGTAATTTTGTTTGGTAGCAATCAGGTTAGCTTGCATACCCTGCATTTTGAGAATGATGTGATTGAGGGTGTCTGCTTTTGCTTTTTCGTTTTTGTAGGACTCCTGATATTGATATCCTCGAATGGCGATAAAATATGCGGTCAATGCAGATAAGGCGACAACAATGATTGGCATCGCGTAATCTTTGAAAATATTCGTTTGAGTGGCTTCGTTTACTGCATCTGTTAGATGGTTTACAGCGATCACTATCGAGAAAGGGTCGAATGGTTTCATGGTGTTATCCTTAAGCAATTGAAGCGATTTTATCCTTACCCTTAACTTTGCACCAGTGTTAGCATATGAATCCCTTTCGTCCGGTCAAAGGGTGGGTTTGTTGGTTTATGGAGATCGGGCGAAAGGGTATTAATTCACTTTATTTGCATATCCATGCAAACACAAAAATCAAAAAGTTACTTTAGGGTCGCTGGAAGGGGCATTCCTTCGTTGAAAAAGTTACTTTAGGGTCGCTGTAACCCGCGTGGTTTCTGGGTTCGTCGCCTAATAATAATATACATTTAGCCAAGTATGATTATTCAAAATGAATTGACGGCGTAGCCGTCGCACCGAAGGTGCTAGGTATAAACCTTAGATCTATGAAGTGATAGATCTAATAGTGGTTCAGGGTTGTAACCATCGTTACCTAGATTTCTTCGCTACGCTCGAAATCCGCTTCGCGAATTCTACTTGAAGTGATCACTTCGTTGATTGATCAATGGTGATTACAGAGGACTTCACAAAGGGTCATACCTTCATACCATTTTTGATTGATCACTTTACCTGTGTTGATTGATGAAGGATTTCATATGGTAAGGAGCTGAAACCCCGAAGGGGTGAAGCGGGAAAGGTGGTATCAGAATTGGTTTCGGTACAGTGTTTCAAAAATCTTATAAAAATCTTGTATTCTGATTTGACAACATTTCTGACCTCCGGGATACTGATGTTGTTCCGGTGATTGCTACTAAATACAGTTACCTAAGAGTTCAGAGAATCCCTTCTCTAACTACATTGCCAAATACCAGCAAAGCGAGATCATAACTTCCCCGATCTGATTGCTGATCAGCTACTGAAAGGCTGATGTACTCACCACTTATCACTGTTGATTTACACAGTAGTGATCATATAACCAGTGATTTTGGTACGCAAAACATACAATCATTTAGCAAAAAGTGCTATTTTTCATGCGGTGAAAATCGTTCGGTTATTTTTTGAACGAAATTTACCTAACTTGAAAAAACGCTCTCTAAATACATACACGAATCAGAAATGATTCCTGTGTTGATAGCCTACGGGCTTTTTTTAGAACCGATTTAATTTTTTAACTTTGTAAAAGGTAAACCGCTATGAAACTGAATTTAGCAAAACTGCAAGTGTTAGCCCCTGAATATATGGCAGCATCACCAGACCGTAAGAAAGAATTGCTGAAAGAATACGGGATCACCCGCCCTACTTTCTACAACGCGTTGAAGCGGTATAACATGGTAATCACCACCGTTAAAACGCTGGCATAAAAAAGCCCCAGCCGTTAGGCCAGGGCAATGAGAAGTAAAACTTGTGAGGATCAAATTATGAAGCAGTACAACCAAATCAATTTTATTTATAAGGGTTCAAAACATGAACGCATTAAACTTAGTAGTAAACAACGACAGCTTCTTTAAACTGACTGGCGAAGTCAACATTTGCGGTTCTGCCTTTATCGGGAAGGAATACAAAGGTAAGCGGGTGATGACAGTTGAAGATTTGATGACCGTCACCCAAATGGAAAAAGAAGCAATGAAATCAGTAATCAAACGATGTGATTCGTTATCAGCGGGGGATTATATCAAGGTAGAAGGTGAGGAGCTTAAAAAAGTTAAGGAAATCAACAACTTTAACATGGGTTCAAATTGCACCTATGATATCCCCGCTAAAACTGCTCGAATTGTGTTCTTCACCCGCAACGGTTTAGACCAGATTACCCAGAAGGTTGACGGCGGTCGGTTCTTGTGGGAAGCACTGAAACGCGAATACTTCGACTATACAGAACAACCAGCGTTTAAAGTTCCTCAGACTTACGCGGAAGCGTTGATGATTGCAGCCCAAACAGAAGCAGAGCGTGAACGCCTTGCACTGGAGAACAAAGAAAAAGAACATTTGCTAATCCAGCAGGAAGCAGAACACGAAACCTTCGTTGATATGTTCTTTGGTGAAAGCAAAGCGATCAGTATCGGGACGTTTGCAAAGATTACCGGAGTGTTCGGAAAAAACCAGATGTTCGATTATCTTCGCAATTCCGGTGTAATGATGCAATCGAACGGGAACGAACCATACCAGCAGTATATGAAACACTTCATTATTCGCGGGGCTTACAATACACCGCTGTTGAAATGTTCAAGCGCAAAATGGTTACTGGGTCGCATGGTTCGCGATAACCTGATTTCAGCATCTAAAAAAGAATGGTGTTACGAAGAGATCAAAGCGAAATATTCTGATGATCTCGAAACAGTATTAGCCGCCGCGTAACAGATATGAAAAACCCCCGTTGCAAGCGGGGGTCTTGTGAGGAACTACAAAATGTCAATTACTAACCGCAAAGGAGGTATTACCAGTACCGCCTAAGCATAACACCAGGTACTAACATGAATTTCAACTTACGCATTGCAGAAGGTTCGCGTTTCTATAACGAGAAACCGAGTTACTATTATATCGGCACGAATAACAAAGATTCAATCGAGCGCGTTTCTTCCTTAACACCTGTATCTATTTATGGTGAAACATTTAAGGAACTTCGAAAGAATACCCGCGATGAATTTAAAAAGAGCGAAAACCCAGCGTTCGAAATGACCGCAGCATTGAAGAAAAGATTCTCTGTTGTTGAACAGAAAATTAACGAGCTTGTAGAAGCATGTGAAAGCATCGAGCGCGTTTATTTCCACTACAACAAGGAAATGAGTAAGCCAATGATCATCGTGTGCTTAGGAGTGCGTACAGGCAATTTAGCAGGTATAGAACAAGGTCGGGTAATCGTATCTGGTGTTGATACCATTGTTGAAGAGAACAATTTCAAACATAACAACCGCTGTGATTACTTCTGGGGTATGTGGAATTACCAAAGAAGTAAATCCGACAAATACTTTATCAATATTGACTGCACCCGACGCCAGGACGAAAAGCCGATCGCGTTCAGGGGCTAAGAGAGAAACAATGAATACGGAAAAATTAGGACGTGGTCACGTTGGCAAGAAACGCAAAGAAGAACGTGCAAAAGAGCTTATAGGGACGTTGCACCAAACGAAAGATGGAACATTAGAGATTATCGGTTATGAGGGCAATACGCGCGTTCTGGTGCGGTTTATCAAAACAGGATATCAAACAACGGTATCAATGAGAGCTATCACAACGGGTGAAGTTCACGACCGATACAAACCGACCATCTTTGGGATCGGATACGTCGATGATAAATTCAGTATAGAAACAGAAATCAGGAAAAAGGCGTATAACGTATGGCACGCAATGTTAAAGCGTTGCACCGATCCGAATAACCACAATTATAACGATGTAACTGTTCATCCGAGGTGGCACAGCTTCAAAAACTTCTGTGAGGATATCCGAGAATTAGAAGGGTACAATCACTGGGTGAACGAAAAAGGATACGCCTTGGATAAAGACATCAAGGTCAGAGGGAATCGAACCTATTCAAAAGAATTTTGTAAGTTCGTTACCGTGGGAGAAAATGCAATAGATGCGATATCCCGCAAGATGGAAAAACGCTGGTTAGATAAACAGGCACAACGTAAACCCGTTTACGAATCAAGTTCGGTTATGTGGTAACAGCCCCGCGAAGGGGCTTGTTTAATCTTCGAAGAAATCAGGGTTAGAATCATCTGGATCAGATCCAATATCAGATACCCCGTTAACAGAATCGTTATCGTCTGAAACAGAATGTTCAATAGTGCTATCGTCTGTAATATGTCCATCGTTGTGATCCTCGTCTTCTGAATACTGTGTTATTTCTTCATCATCTAAGAACTTACCCGATTTCATTACCTGCCCTACTTCGTTCAACCGTTCGTTGATAATTTCCGCGAGTACACCTTTTAGCGTTCTGGTATCGGTAGCAGCTTCAAGAATCTGTTGTGTTTGGATAGTAGCGATTTGCAACATTGATGTTCTGACCATTGAACTAAATTTAGAAACTGACGCTTCCACCAATTCAACAGGAATTAACGAATTTGCTTTTTCCCGTGCGGTCATTTCCACAATTCGCGCTTCTGCATCGAGCTTGCGTAACTTCGCCTGATCCATTAACTCTTTGTTGTCTACTTCGCGTAAAGGGGTAATGATATTTTTAATCACCCATTCGGTAATCTCAGGTTCGCGAAATTTTCTTTTGTCCGTTGACCAGCATGAGTCCGCGCCGCGTTCGTTCATCCAGTTAGTAACAGATTTCAGATCAAACCCGTACCGCTTCGCAACCTGGCTTTTTGTAATATATTCCACGTTAATTTCTCTGTATGGTTTACGTTATTTTGTGGTTGTATTTATCACGAAAATTTTTTGGATAAATTCTGGACGATCGAAACAAATGTAAACCAAGTGTAATATTTTCGATGAAAATAATTTTGATGATGATAGGTTTTGGCTATCGGATAGGACTGGATTTAAAAGTTCATATACACGTAAAACATCGAGCGGCTGAAATATCGCCTTTTGCCGCCCGTTCGGAAGTACCTTTTTTATGGAGGCAAAACCAGTTTAGTGCTTGCCTCTTTACATACGTTGTTGCACCTCATTGGATGATTCATCTATAAACAAACATTAACAGGATATTAATTAAATATACTAGATTCTGTACTAACTGCTTAACATGCTGATATCGCCGCCTATTGCTTTTAGAACTGGACGCATAAAATAGCTCCGCCCTTCATTATGTTTTTCTTCTTCAACTAGCTCTAATGTTGGTTCGCTATTTTCATTATCTCTTAAAATATTCCAGTTAATAGTTTTGTGATTATTTTCAGCGTCAACACCAACCACCTGTAATCGTTCTCCAATTATTGGCATATTACGAATTAACCCTTTTGATTTAACATCTTGTCTCCTCAACCATAATTCTGATGCCCACACTAATCCGAATGCGTCCATCATTTTCGCTCTATCCGCAGCGGTTCGCCAAAAAATATACTTATCTGATTGATCATCAAAATGTGTACTTAGAACATCAATCACACGATACTTCTTATCAAAAAGGAACATTACCTGAACAAGATGACCATAGGTAAGAAAATTAATTTCAACAAGTTTCGAAATCTGTTTAACAAGATCAGCTATGCAATTAACTTCACCGACACCTTCGATTAAATTAACTTTTTCTTTAACGCTATCTGGAATCAAGTCGCTATCATAACGTCTCGAATTTAATAAAACCTTACCAGTTGAATAGTCATTTAACTTTAAATAAGTTACATGCCGTTTTTCGTTACGAAGCGAGTCAAATGATGACGGTGTGGTAATATCTGTACCAATAGGATTTCCTAACAAATCTCCAAGAGACTTACAACATTCATATATACGGCTATATATAATATTCAAAGCATGGAGAAGCTCGTAGTTTTCAAGGGTATTTGCTACCCATCGACGCTCTGATTTAATTACAGCAGAATCAGACACCGCAGAAGGAAATTTTTTTTGAGCCAAACGAACGAGTTTTTTAACTCCAATCCCAAGTAATTCATGTTTGGTTGATATAGCGATATCTTGCTCTTCGACATACGAAAAGATCAGAGTCGCCTTAGCCTCACTAAACATCTCTAAATCACCTTCTTTTTCAATAACATTACGAGAGTCTTTAGCCCAAGTCATCAATTGATCATCACGCCATCGATCAATAATATTTTGCTTATACCATGATTCGTATCCTTCGATTTCTTTTTTGTTTTTTTGAATGATGAATGTTACAGTTCTGGATGTGGTAAGAAACTGATTCAAATTTAATCGAAAAAGTTCAGGATCAAAGTATGTTTGCGTACAACTCGTTAGAACATGTGCAAGATCTTTCAATCTTCTTTCCCAAGGTTTTTTGATCACTATTATCTCCATTATGCAGACTTTAACTAGTAAATACGTTGTATAGCACTCTTTTCGATCTGAGCAGTACCAAAACCAGAACCCGACCACAACTTTTGTTGATCTATGTCACACTATCTATCGATAATCAACACTAAAACAGTTGCCTGTAGAAAAAAAACATATATAAATGAATTACTATTTACCTAGTTTTATATTGATGCAGCCTAATATGCCTACACACCTCTACAAATATAAAAGTTTCAGTGTTGATAGCTTAGATTTATTGGTTAGCGATAAGCTATATTTTGCTAACCCTAATAGTTTCAACGATCCGCTTGATTGTAATCCTTCAGTGAGAGACAACATGCACGATGTTGACGCGCTGAAAAAGATTCTTAAACGATTGATTATCGATAACACAAAAAAAGAATTGACAGAAGCAGCATCAAAAATAAATTACAACGGGCCGAGAACACTTCAGAAAATCGAATCATTAGGAGAGCACGAAGCAGCACAAGTGTTATCCGGTATTGATGATTTTTTGGTGATTTTTGATGACGATATAATTTTCGTGCTTAATGACATGCTCGCGTTAATCAAGAAGAATTTAATGACAAACTACACAAGCGGGGTTCTGTCATTAGCCGAGAATTATGATTGTCCGTTGATGTGGTCGCATTATGCGGATCAACATAAAGGTTTCTGTATTGGTTATGACTTATCCGATAATGTTTTTCATGATATTCATGCTTTGAATTATGGTGGTTCTCGTTTCATTACAACGCAACAGATATACGATATGTTGTTTGATTCTAACGAATCCGTTAGGAAAAGCGCTAAGAAAGCAATTGATGAAGTCGTGTTATTGAGTAAAGCCCCTCAATGGAGTTACGAAAAAGAGCATCGTGTGATTCTTGAGCAAGGATTACAGGAAAACCCATTCAGATTAAGTGATGTTACTTTTGGTTTGCGATTCAAAGATTCTGTGAAGTATTCCGTGATGAAGGCGTTAGAAGGTAGAAATGGTGGTTTAGCTTTTTATGAAATGGTGTTAAACAATCATTCATTTGAGTTAGGTCGAATACCTTTATCTTTAAATGATGCATCATTGCGGGACTATCCAAAAAATAACTACGCATTTTATCAAGATTTTATATCTGAGGAATGAAGAACCAGAATATTAATCCAAGATTTTTATTTTTCATAGTCAATCAATCTTACTGATCTAATCTATCATTCAAAAAACAATACGCTTCTTAATATAGGGGCTGATGTTCTAACCTTTAGACATAAGTGTATTGTTTTCTGGTTAGCATTATGCCCCCTTATGCGCCCTGCTCTGGTTTGAACATCCCAACATAAGGTCGGTTGTCCTGTGCAATCTGTAAAAGTTCTGGGTAGATGCTGACGGCATCACCGATAACCATTTCAACGCTTTTATCATGGGTGATGATTTCACCGTTACGGACATATCGAACGATAAGGTTGATCAATTGTTCCGCTTTAACCTGGATGATGTTTCCGTTTGGGTCGATTGTCTGGAACATCTGCCCTTTTAGGGTTTCCATAGTGAACGGTTCGCGGGTCTGTTCGGTGTGTTCTGTAGGGGTGATTGGTTCTTGCTGGGTTACTTCTTTTGTTTCAGTGGTCATAACGTTCTCTCGGTAATGTTTTAGATGCTTTTATTTATCGAGAGAAAAACGGGCGGTGATGTTCTGTGTTCTCACCGCCTTTGATGGTTTAGCGGGTAGCCCATCCTTGTTTATGTAAGTAATCCAGGATGAACGGGCGGTTCTCTTTGATGATGGTTCGACGGATATGATCAGACCACGTATCACGACGGTTGTTCGTTGCGCGTGTCATGTAGTATTCGGCAAGCTGTTCATCGTACTCTTGCAAAAGTTCTTTGTTTACAGGCTGATAGCTGTTCTCGTGAACTACTAAACCAGCGGGAAGGCGAGGTTTTGTAATTTTTTCATAATGGGATGTTGACTTATCAGGCCAGCCGAGGCACAGGCCAAACAGCGGCAGCACGTGTTTCGGCAGCTTCAGCAGTTCAGTTACGCTCTCAATATTGTTACGCAGACCGCCGATATAAACGCCGCCAAGCCCCAGCGACTCCGCCGCGGTGAACGCGTTTTGCGCCATCAGCGCCGTATCCACCACGCCCAGCAGCAGTTGTTCCGCCAGCCCCAGCTCCGCCTCAGGGCAGATTTGCAGGTGACGGTTAAAGTCGGCGCAAAATACCCAGAACTCCGCCGCCTGGGCAACGTGCTTTTGCCCACCCGTCAGCGTCACCAGCTGTTCACGCATCGCCGGATCGGTGATGCGGATAATGGAGCTGCACTGCAAAAAGCTGGAGCTGGAGGTGCCTCTTGCGCTGTCGATGATCGCGTCCCGCTGCGCCTGGGTAATCGGCTCATCGGTGAAATGACGAATGGAACGGTGGGAACGAAGCAGGTCAATGGTTGGCGTCAT